ATCAGAACCAAAGCCATATGCCTTGACTCATCAAAACTAAAGCGATGATACCTATACCAATACTTCCCCAGAACATTCCCATACTTACCGCAAGAATGCTTGCTGACAGCAACACAATTGCCAACTGTAATGCTGATCCGGAAAAAGTTAACCATGGGCTTCTTAGTTTTGCAACATCGCGGTCAGCCTCGATTTTTTTAGCTGCGTCAAGAAGTTCTTTTCGCCCTTCGTTTGTTTTTGGATCACTCTCATAATGTTTAATTTTTTCTTTTAAAGAGTCTGCCGCTTTGAGGTCTTTGTGTGAAATCGCGACTTCAAGCGCATTCTCTGCAATTTCCTGTTTGATTGATTTTGCTTGATAGAAAGAATACGTATCGTTGGCTTTTAGTGTGTCAGTCAGTATTCTACTGCTAAGGCTATTGGCGATATAAGTGTTTACTGCAAGAAGTGCCGCCAAAACAGTAATTACCCATCCTGCCTTGTTTTTGATAGCTATTTCTCTTTCAGAGCGTGATAATATTTTCTTTTCTTGTGGCATTTTTTATTCCTTATCTTTATCTTGAATATTTATTACTAATAACACTTGACAAATATCATGATTTTTGGTATAGTTTACATATGAAGATAAATGATTTGATAGAAATCTCTGACGCCAAACCGATTGTCTACGTGGATATGGATGGCGTACTTGCTGACTTATATGCTGCCGCAGCAGAATTTAGTGATGTTGATCACTATAACAATATGACGGATGCACAATGGGAAAGCTTTTTTAAAGACTCAGATGCTTATCATTTATTTCGGGATATAAAACCCTTTTCCACCACAAATCAATTACTAAGATTAGTTAAAAAATATGCTGGTAAATATACCATTCTGAGTAGCCCACTCAGTTTTGACCGAGAAGGCAGTATAAAGGGAAAACGTGAGTGGATGCTGAAAAACATCACAGTACATCCAGACAATATAATTTTTGATCACGAAAAATTTAAATACGCAAAACAATCAGATGGTACGCCTAATGTACTAATTGATGATTGGAAAGGCAATACGGTACCTTGGGATGCCCATGGTGGAATTGCAATTAAATATCAAGCCGATGAGGATTCATTGGGCAAGGTAACTGACGTTCTACAAAAAGTCTTCGCTAAAGATAAATAATACTATATTTCGGAGATTTTAATGGATACCAGAGACCTTTATAAGCTTGTTCGTAGCATGGAAGAAAATCATGAAAATGATGATATCCAGCTTTATGATAGTTTTGATATTGAATTGAATGAAAGTTTTGTAATTGAAACTGGAGTTGTTGGATTCACAGAAGATGGTGGTATTATTCTTCACTTAGATGAAGATGCTGCTGAATACCTTGATTTTCACAACATTCTCACTGAATCTGAACAAATTGATGAATACATGAAGATGGGTGCAGACTCCGATGCATCTTCTGCAGGATCATACAAGCTTGGTGAGAGCGATGATAAAAACCCAGCAGAAGGGGCTATTCGCTGGAGAATTATTCGCCAACATCCTGAACTTGTAGGCAAGTATGGTCCTGTAAAAATCATGTCGGCTATAGAAGATGTTGCTTCTCATCTACATGATCTTGAAGAAATCGGAAGTTCAGATGTGAGCATTTGGGTTAAGGAAGTTATCCATGCTCTTGAATCTGGTCAGTATGATCACTTAGATTCAGAAAATGATGAACTCAATGAAATCAAAAGACTTGCACATGGTACCAAAGAAGAAGACCTTGAAGAAGGATGGAAATCTTGGGCGCTTGGTGGTGCAGCCGCAATAGCAGCAATTCTTGGCATTAGTCATTTGGAATATGAACATGCCATTAAAAACGACCCACAGTTGGCCAAACTCAACTCATACTTGGAGCGAGCAATCAAAAGTGGCGACGAATATAAAATTAAAGAACTGCAAGACCGTCTAAGAAAAACATATGATCACTATTCTATTACTGGTGATGAAGTTCGTGACGAAATGGGCAAACCAGTTGACCCAGTATATGAAGCTGAATATCAAGGACGTAAAGTTACTCTCAACAAGCCAATGGCCGGAGATGTCGCCAAAAGTAAAGTCTATGTTAAAAAGCCAAACGGTAAAGTGGTGAAAGTTAATTTTGGTGATAAGAACATGCGTATCAAGAAAAATAGTCCGGGACATCGTAAGTCATTCAGAGCAAGACATCATTGCGATAATCCAGGTCCTAAATGGAAGGCACGTTACTGGTCATGCAAAAAATGGTAATATTATGAAATATCTGATATACAAAATTACTAATAATATAAATGGTCGGTATTACATAGGAAGACACGCAACAAATAATGTTGATGATGGTTATATGGGTAGCGGAAAGGCAATAATAAATGCTATCAAAAAGTATGGTAAAGATACCTTTACAAAAGAAATAATAGCAGAAACCGATTCTCCAGAATCCCTATGGGAATTAGAAAAGGAGATTGTAAATGAATCTGTAGTCAGCGATCCCCTATCTTATAACATGGCATATGGTGGAAAAAGTTATTTAGATGGATTAAAAAAATATGACATAGATCATTTTAAATCTCACCAATCCAGTGCCGGAAAAGCTGGTGGAACAAAATGCTATGAGATTAAATCAGAAACATGTAGAAAAGATTGGCATAGTGCCGGTGGCAAGGCGAGTGCTACTAAACAAAAATCTACCAATAATCATCCATTTTATAATGGGGAGGCGGCATCTAGTGGTGGAAAAGCATTAAAGGGAATGGTTGAATTGTGGAATCCTAATGCGACTGCTACTAATAAAAATCAAAAAGAATACAAAACGGGCGATTGTAAAAGAACACGAATTGATTCTGAACAATATGCGCTGTTAATAAAAGAAGGATGGTTACATATTCATGACCATAAATTTAATGCAACCAACACACTGACTAAATATCCTTAGAGAAACACATGCCTGCAAAAGCAAAAAGAAGCAAAACCAGATACGAAGTTATTACCCAAGAAGATGTTAATGGTGACATTATTATTCCTATTCCTATTCCACTTTTAAAATATTTGGGATGGAAAGAGGGCGATGATGTTGATATAGGAATTGACGATAATGGAGAACTTTTTTTGAAAAAGGCTAATAAATGACCGATAAGAATACTACTACTGATGACAAAACTTACGTAACGATTCACGATTCTGATGAAAACTCACCTTTTGAATGGAATAATTCACCGCTAACTTCTGGTGGCTTTACTTATACTACCGCTTCACCGACAGTTACTGCTGCCGCATCTCTCTCATCCATCTATGGCGGAGCAGGAGGCGTCAGTTCACATACATATAACTTATCGGGTCCTGGATATTCAAATATCTTTAATAACAGCACGATCACATCAACCGCTTCCCCATACCTTTCAGGAAATCACTTACAGGTAAACGGCAATGCAAATATTGATGGTGAACTTAAAATTAATGGCGTAAATCTTAATGATAGACTAAACAAAATCGAAGAACGCTTGGCAATTCTAAGACCAAACGCTGACTTGGAAGAACGATGGAATACACTGAAAGAACTCGGTGACAAATACCGTGAATTAGAAAAAGAGTTGATTGAAAAAGAATTGGCGTGGAGTTTGTTGAAAAAGTGACTATTAAGTAAAATGGCAAAAAAAGATTCTATGATGCGGGTAGAAGGCGAAATTGTTGATGTTCTACCAAACGCAACCTTTAAGGTTAAACTTGAAAATAATGTTACTATTCTTGCATATCTTGCAGGTAAACTACGCCAGCACGAAATTCGCGTTCTTCTTGGTGATCGCGTAGATGTTGATATTAGTGCATATGATGTCACCAGAGGAAGAATTGTAAGACGCAAATAGCCGGGGCTTACTTACGCCTTCGGCTAAATACATTATGCGTATATCAGAACTCCTCAAAGAATCAGAAATGTTAGATGAAATCAGCCGTCCATCAAAGATGGATGATGCCACGCGTATATTATATAATGCTGGTTATGAACAAGTTGGTGAAGGGTATTATGCGGAAGTGTTCGCCAGACCAGACGATAAATATGTCCTAAAACTGTTTGACTACAGAGATGCACAATACAGAAAATTTGTAGCAATGGCTATGAATAACAGAAATCCACACTATCCACAATTTAGAGGTAAGCTGATAAAAGTCGCGGCAGAATATTATGCAGTTCGCATGGAGATGCTCAGTCCCCTTAGTAATACTGGTGCCGGATGGAATAGCAAATCTGATGTAATAATAGCGATAACCAGATATTGTTGGGAATACTGGAACGAATCTTGTGCTCCAAGTGCCCAAAAACTGCTCAACCCTACTTCACCTGAAATTACCATTGATGAATTGGAAAAGCATCAGCCCGGTATAAAACAGGCATGTAAGAATATCGTGGATATCCTATCAAACATCAATCAATTAGATATACATGGCGATAATGTCATGATGCGTGGCAATGTGCTTGTGATTACCGATCCCGTGTCGTAAAGATAAATACTTAGTATGCGCGAATATATCACCTTACTTGAAGCAAAATCAAAGCCTCAAGACATAGAAATCATTCCTTTAAACTTCACAGAACGTGAAGTTTCTCCTGTTATGGGGAAGGCTACTCTTGACCTTCATTATAACAAACTGGCTAAGGGATATGCTCAACGCTACAATGATAATGAAGGTGATTCTGACTTCAATTATGCTGGGGCGTTCTTACATAACATGTGGTTCCCTCAGTTTAGGGAAGTAAGAACGAACAATAAACCTAACGGCCCGATGCTTCCATTCATCAATAAACATTTTGGTGATTATGATAAATTTAAAGCTGCTTTTCTCGAGGAAGCATTAAAAATTGAAGGATCGGGCTGGATTTATCTTGCCTATAACGGCAGTATCAAAACAATCAAAAATCACGAAGTCCGAGACGATATACTGCTTCTCGTTGACTGGTGGGAACATGCGTGGATTCTTGATTATGGTTCCGATAAAAAAACATATCTAAGAGAACTCTGGAAGATCATCAACTGGAATGTGATTAATACTCGTTGGGGAAAATCACTGTGAGAGCCAGAGAATTCATATTTGAAGCTGCATATGACCCGATGGTAGATGCGATGTATCGTAACTATCCGGATCAACGCGACTTCATTAAACAGCAAGCGCAATGGGCAAAACAGACATTAAAGAAAGCAGACAGAGTTGTTTGGTATTTGCGTGTAGTTAGTGCATTTCTTTCTGGTGAGGTGCCACAGCAGATGTTAGGTAACTACAACTTTCAATCATTGGAACAACTGCAACAAGATTTGATCCATTTCTATGGCTTCAATTACGCTCCGATTGAAAACTACCAATATCAACGTCAGTCAATCGGTGACCTGATCAATGATTTATCTCAATTAGAAAACCAATGGAAACAGCGACAAGACCAAGAAAAGGGCGTTACTCCACAAAGCGGAGACCATGAATTATTCAAGTTCAGTGATGGCACTGCTTGGTGGTGGGTTGATAGGGCATATTGTTCGGATGAGGGACGTAGTGGAAACCATTGTGGGAATGTAAATGGAAAGTATGAAAC